GTCTTCTAGATTTATAGTTTGTTCGTTAGCGGCATTGCGCGCCACTTCCTCATCGTAAGCACGTCTTAACTCTTCAGCAGCGTTAAAGATTTGATCAGCTTCAGGCGTACCAGCAGAATCAGTTACATTTGCTACTGAACCATCCGGGCCGAGTGTCACCGTTGATCCATCTTCGCCCTCAATAACAACATTTTCTGCTGGCTTGTCTTCTACCCCCGGTCGGTTATCAGAAATGCGCGTAGCCCCGCCAGCTTCACCGCCACTAGCGGTTTCATAGAAGACACTCTTATCTTCTGGATCTTGCACTGCGGTGTAAGAGTATTCCGTACCGTCTGGCCGTTTGCCGACCATAGTGACGCGTACTTCACCCTCTGGCCCATACGTAGCGTCAGTGACCATCTCCCCTTCTCGGGGGCGCATAGTCTCAGGCAACTGGCTGATAGAAATATCTTGCGCCGGAACGTCAGACGTAGCTGCTGAAGCGTATTCCGTAAAGGGTAGTTGAACACCGGGTGGCGCACCCAGATCCTGTCCAAACAAACCCCCACCAAGTTGTACAATTTCCCCCGTTGGGGATAGCACATCGGTAATGCCACCCATGCTGGGAGTAAGCCCGGAATCCGCTCTTGGCGCGGTCAGGCCACTTGGCACCCGGCCAGCAGAGGGTGCTTCAGCGGTTAATACTGCATCCGACGGGGCCGCCCCGGGGGCGGTAAAATCCGATCCAAAGGCGAACCCAGCGTCATCATCAAACAGCGTGGTGGGTGCGGTCAACCCGACAGACGCATCATACGCAGCTAAATCGGTTACAGGTTTTTGTTCAGCTTTAATAGAAGCTTGAACTTCTTTACTCGCCGCGCTTAATGCTGCGTTTAAAATAGCCTTTTCATTTAGCGGCTGTCCAGTTAGCGCAGAAGTAAGAGCTTGCCGAGCAATACTTTGTTGGGCGGGAGGAAGCTGGTTAAACTTTTTACCATCTACTTCAAGCTCTGACAGCCCCATAGTAATACTGCCTTGGAGCATCGCCGCCTGAGCTTTTTCTGATAAATCTCCGGGAGTGTTTAATGCAGCTTGTATAGAACTAGAAATTGCAGCTTTAGTGGCAGCATCTTTAATGTCACTAAACCCGGGAATCTGACTGGCTACAACGTTAAACATTTCACCAGTAGCGGTTCCTAATACTGCCTTGCCAATATCATCTGAATTACCTCCCAGTGCAGCAGTCCGTATAGCTGCCGCGCTCATATTGGTAAACATCTTTTGACCCATGGGAGAGTCAAAAATATTACCGGCGGCTTTACCTATCTCGGCTGCAATAGTCGGGGCAACAAAAGAAGTTAAACCTGAAATAACACCTTTTTTAACGTCACCGCCAGACGCTAAAGTGGTAAGCACTCCAGTGCCAATAGCCGCATTAACCGCCGCACTAGCAGTTATTCCCAAAGCCCCGGTAATACTTCCGCCTACAGCGGCACCCAAGCCGGGAACGGCAAAAGAAGCCATTGCTAAACCAAACGCTACCGCTTCTTTCGGGAAGTCTGAGCTTGATGGTCCGGCAGTCGAATAAAACAACGGGACGCCATCGACCAATCTAACTTTTAGAGATGTGTTGCCCCCGGCAAACGAACCGCCAATTGTGTAATCAGAATCGGCTTGTTCTCCATCTAGATAAGAATTTTGTGTAGAGGCATAAGCGTAACTTGCATCATGCCCCTGTTTAAGCTGTTCACCGGTTCTTTTGTTAATAAGTGTTTTGTTAATCTGCGTACCGGTTTGTTCAGCAGGTACTAAATATCCATAGCGAGCACCCGTGTCGCCATCGTAGTTATAACCGTACTTAACAAAGTATTTTTTCCCATCAACGTCTACTGCTTCATCAACCGGAGGGTCTTTAGGGCGGTAATACCCCCCTCCCCCCTCCGAAGTCTCCACAAACTCTTCGCCAAACCTGCCACTGGCCGCTAAGGTATTAAACTTTTGAATATCGTCGTGAGTTAAATAATGATTTTGCTTTGGTGCATACTGTGGCACCCTTTCTATTTTTTCTCCAATCTCACTTAAATCTCTAATACCACTGCGGTTCAACAAACTCGCCATGTATTGGGTGGCGGTATCAATACCACCCATTGAATCAATAGAGCCTTTGTAATACTTATCAGTGCCAAGGTTCTTTCGTTGGTTGGCAAGTTGCTGGGCGAGCTTGTTGACGTAATCTTCCGCCATGTTATACCGCGCTCACAAAGGACAGGGTTGCGACGACCGACGGAATAGACGGCATGGCAAACGGAGTCGTTTGAGCAGCGTAGGCTTCCATCGATACGGCTGTGTTGTCCACCGCAGCAAACATCTTAACGAAATCCCCGGCAGTAAGCTGCACGTAGAAGTTAGCCGCTGCGATTGCGTGTCCATCAACTCCGCCGTGACTTGAAACAATTGAAAACTGACTTGCAGTTCCAACAATGTTAGTGCTGTTTTTTCTTAACCAAATCCATGCGTCGTGAATCTGAGCTGAAGTGTTCCGCCACTGCACACTAAATTGGTAGTTGTAGATGCCGCTTACCTCAACCCCAATCCCGTTCGTCCCGTCGTTTGTGCAGGCAGATAAAAAGTCATTTGTATCGAACGTAATCTCGGTCGCTGTATCTGCCGTGAAGGTCTTGTCAGTTGTCCGCTGTATGGCTGCGTAAGGGAAGTAAAGCCCTGATCCTCCCGGTGGGACGTTAGGTAGCGGAGGGCTAATAAGATTGTTATACGACTGAGACAGCCGGTTATAGAACAACCTTTGGATGTTGTTAAGCTGATCCTGATACTGCGCAGTCCAGACAATTGGACCGTATGGTAGAGCAGGCGGCTGGACTTTCTGTAGTTCAGCCACCAGACACCCCTGATCCCGATGCCTTTCCGTCTTCGCGCATGTCCAGCCTCATAGAACCTAGCTGCCATGTTACCCCTTCGGCACTAGATTCAAACTTCATAGAAAGCTGCCTTGCCCGGATACGGACATATACCTGCCCGGTAAACGCTTCTATAGGTACCGTAGCGGTTCTGGTTACCCCGGCGTTATTAGACCCACCAACAGACGCAGGTGAGATGTACCCTGAGCCGGAGTTCTTAAGAGGCAAGAGCGTCAACGTACCGCTCGGGCTACCGGCGGTTGAGCCCCTAAACGTAACATCTGGCAGTGCCCTGCGAATGAAGACAAACTTATCCCCATCGTCTATATCAAACTCGGCAGAAGTAATAGAAGCGGAGATAGGAAGCGTAGTTCCTGTCTCGTTATCGTCTACCCCACTCTCATGGTTCACGAGGTTATTGGAGTACGTAGCTGCAAGCGGGAAGTTTCTAAGTCCGGAATCTAGCCACGCGGTTCTAGCCATCGTGCCGTAATACCAAGCACCTTCACCGTTGTTCTCGGCGTAGTTGTAAATCACGTATCGGTCAATCGTAAAAGAACCGCTGGAGCAATAGAACCACCAGATTTCATTGAAACCTTCGTTAGTCCCTGCAAATACCTGAAGGTATTGGTTGGTGTCGATATCGCTAAAAATGTACTGTCTAAGGTCACAACGAAGGGTTTGAGTTCTGCCGTCGTACTTGTAAAACTTGTCTTTCCCCATCCAGTAAGACACGCCATTGGCATAAGCTACTGCGTTCTCACTAACGATAGAGATGTTCTCTCCCACTAACTGGGCACCCCATACTTCCGGCGCACCAAGGTACTGAAGGGAATAAAGAGACGCATCCGTCCAGACCAGAATTTCCTGCCGGGACTGGAGAGCGGTGATGATCTCAGAACCTCGTGAGAGTCTTAACGAACCTGCCTGATTCGTCGCAGCAGGCGTCCAGTTAGTAGCGTCTTCTTGGTCAGACCAGCGGATCAGCATGGCATCCTGTGTAGCTGAACCCAGCTCGTTACACCCAAACGCAAACACAAACCGGTTGATGTCCGAGATCAGGATGTAGTTCTGAATCGTCGGCACGTTTGATGCACTGCCGTAGACAGACAACAAAAACCCTCGTTGAGAGATCCTATGATTCCCAGACTGCGTACCTGATGTAGTGATCGGCGAACCACCAGAAGTCGCCGCTAGGCTAAACGTAGTACCAGTGGAGTTCACTACATAGTAGGTTGTACCAACCGACAAGCCAGTCGGCAGCGCCCCGTCTGTAGTAAGAATCACCGGGGTCCCATCTATAAGACTAATGGAAGTTGTAATCACGCCGGGAGCAGCAATGGTGATTGTAAATGAAGCTCCGGTGACGCCAATCGTGGCATCCCAGTAATAGATCGGACCGCCGCGCGGGCCAAAGATCAGGTCTTCACCAAAGTTCCCCTGACTCCATAAACGCAGCGCATCAGTGGATGTTTCGCCAATCCCCCATGTCCCCGACCCCCATGCACCTGCACCCCATCCCGTTAGAGGAACTGCGTTATCTGGGCCAGTGTTGATCTGATACACCGCCCTAATCGTACCGCCGCCAGCAGCGGTGGTGCCTGTAGCTTTTGCCGTAACGGTATGTATGCCGGTCTGAGTAGAGCCGGAAGTGTTAATCGCCGAACCGCCGGAGGAGGCAGATAGTTGGAACGTATACCCTGAAGTGTTGACTACGTAATACGTAGTACCTGCTACAAGAGGAGAAGGCAGAGTCCCGGTGGTGGATAGAGTTACCTCTACCCCATCAGCAAGTTTGTTTTGAGAGGTAAAAACAGCAGGAGAAGCAAGGGTGATAGAAACTGGAACGGCGGTGCTAATCGTGTAAGTGTTAGTCCCGGTTACTGTAATCTGATACTCACCCCAGATGGTTAGCCCATCTACCGCAGACGCACCGTAGAACGATACAAAGTCGTTTGTTTCATACCCGCCGTTGGCGTCGGTGAC